ATTGCATAAGCTGGGTCACCACCACTAAACCAATAACGTCCACCGCCAATTTGTATGTTGTCAGTACCTATGTATTGTGCTTGAGTTTGAGTTTTATCAAGGTTTCCGTTTTTATAAATTTTTCTTTCACCTCCAGATGACCTATTATAAGTTAATGTCCAATGTTCCCAAACATTAAAATTCATATTAGCACTTGATATAACATCTGAACAAAATGTTGCAAATCTTAATTTGCCAAGTGAAGAATCCCTACCGATATGAAGATTCGTGTGACAATTTGTTCCCGCACCGTTTGAAGTAATCCAATATTGATTATTTCCAGTATTTGTTGCATAAACCCAAAATGAAATTGAAAAATTTATACTATGTAAGCCAAAATTTGTTCCCAAACTTATATAATCACTTGTACTACCTCGAAAATCTGCTCCTTGACCAATTTTGCCAGTTGCGTATCTTGTTGCACCAGACCAAGTCCCATTGTAATTACCGCCGTCATCATCGGCAGTTCCATCAAATTTATATAATGCCAATCCGCTTGAATCATTAAACGGATCAACGTCAGAACTTGCTGCAGCTGCTTCGTGTCCAAAAAGTCTTTTATTTAATCCCATTTATATAAAATTTGGAAGTTCGTAATCAATAATACTTGCCTTTGTTGTTAAATTATTAATTTCATTTTCTTTTGAAGTACATTCTTCACGAAGTTGCGACCTTTTGTCTGCGATACTTTGTGGAACCAAAATTCCTTCTTGACCACGAATAATGTACCAATCAGTCTTTGCAAGTTGTAAATTGTATAAATGTTTAAGATTTTCAATCTTTTGTTCTTTTAATTCCGCAACCGTTTGGGTGTATGTTTTTGATTCAACCGGATAAGTGAACACTTGATTGTCAGTATCAAAATATATGTCGCCAAGTTGTTCGGATTGTTTTGTTGTTGGTCTTACTACTGAATAAAAACCAATTGTTTCCAAATCCGAATCCGACATATAATTCACACCAATTATGTTTCCCCATATTTTTGGAACTGAATTGTAAGTTTTGATTGATCCGTTTATGTCTATTGCTACCATTTTATTTTTTTTAAATATTATTAATCACCAATAATTGTGTCGCTTGCGTATGTTGAAATTGAATAATTGAAAACCGCATCCGCCGAATCGTCCACGCAAACAACTTGCAAATAATTTGTTGATGCACCATCGTAAGCACCACCGCCAACAAGATTGAATGTTTCAGATGTTGCCGCGTCGGAATCTAATGTCACCGTAAACGCACCGGTCAATCCATAAATATCTAAAACTTGACCTTGTTTGAAGTTTGTGAAATCAAGTTCAATATTTGCCGTGATCGCAGTTGTGAATTCGATCGTTGTTCCCGCAGACCAATCAACGGACAATGCACCCGTTGCGTGTGATGTTTCAATCTTTGTCGAATATCTTGACGAAAGGTTGTCGTGATCAATCACGTCATTTGCGATTGTAACTGCACCCGCTGACATGGTTGCGTCACCACTTATTGACAAAGTTGTCCCGTTTCCAAGAAGCGCATAAACTTCATTCGTGTTGTCATTAATAAAATCAAATGCAGTACGAAGGGGACTTCCCGTTCCGTCGTTCGCAGTTGTTCCAATATTTACTGTTTGTTTAGCCATTTTATTTTTTTTATATTTCTGTTGCGTCTGCTTTTATTGATGTTGTGTCGGCTGAAATTGTGTTTGTGTCAACCGTCAAATATGATCCACCGGCGGTCAATGGGTAAACAATACCCCATCCGTTCGCTTCGTTTGCGTTTCCCCACCAAGTAACCGAATAAATTGATCCAAATGCCATACTATAATAATTATTTTTTGTCCTTTTTGTTATATAACGAAGTCAAAAATGTTTTTAATTTGACGACGTTTTTTTCTTTTGGTTTATATGTCCTTACAATACCCATCCAGTGTAAAATTGTCCCGTGATTGGATTCACGTCATCATTTGAATTTGTGTTGTATTCGGGATATTTCGAAGGGGCTTCAAAACTTAAATGATCAATCAATCTGTCCGCATAAAATTGCATCACCGATCTTTCTTTTTCGACAAGATAATCGATTTCTTCTTTTGATACCGATTCCCCGGTTTCGGATGTGTGTTTAAAAACACCTTTGTTCCCGAATGTATAAGAAGCGAACGGAATATATTGAACCGCTGCGGCATGAATTAAAACGGGTTTTATATATATTTCAACCAATGTCAAATAGTCACCACTCAATGACGATCCTTCAATGTCGGTTTGAATTTTTTAATATAAATCCGTTCCAAGCAATTGTTGAATTGTTATCTCTTGGGCAATAAGCACATATTGAATGAATTTATCGGTGTCGATGTTACCACCTAAACTTGTGAATTTTACCAAGTCTTTCCGTGAAATGAATAGTCCTTTCGCCATTATTTAAAATTTGGGTGATGTCCGTTGTTCGGCATGTCTTTTGGTGCCTTCTTGGCTTCCTTGTGACCCGCCGGTCTTGGACGATATGATTTTGGTATTGTGTCGACTTCTTCAGACGATGACAATGCCTTATCTTCGACATATTCGCCGTCTTTCTTTTTAAGACGATATAATCGTTCTTCGAAAAAATGCCCACATGAAACCCCGCCTTTGTACTTAAAAATGTCATAAGGTTGTCCCTTGTGTCCGTGTGATTTGTTTAATCCTTCACGTGACGCCTTATCGATGTCTTCAAGACGATAAACAACACCGTTTCGCGTTCTTGCCATCATGTCCTTACAAAACTTCCTTGAATTGCCGCTTGTATATTTTTCTTCGTAAGCATATCGAACCTTGTAAACTGATTTGTCAAGATACGATTCATCGCTTGGTTTTGATTTTACGGATTCAAGTTCGACCATTCCGTCGATGACTTTTTTCGTCCAAGTTTCCAAGTCTTCATTTTCTTCTTTGTGTTCACGTTTTCCAATAAGTTCATATTCTTCCATTGTTTCACCAACAAGAAGATCAATCATATTGTCGCCTTCTTCGTCGCTGAAATCCTTGGATAATTTTACCCCGGTTTCTTCTTCACGTGCTTCGTCTGTGATTGCGTTGTCAGTTTCAATGAATTCCAACGGTTGAAGTGTTTTGAAGTATAATTTTAAAGATATGTCGTTGACCGCAAGGATGTCGTCCATTGCTTCACAAATCATATCTTGATATGGTCTTATCGTGACGTTGTTAAATAACAATGAAGCCGTTTTTATTTCGTCGGCATTTGATCCAAGACCATTGTTTTCCGTTCGCATTCCTAAAAGAAGCGGTGACGTTACACGATGCGCAATGATAAGTTTGTTTTGACATTCTCGTGAAAGATATTCATAATGACTTGGCGCGTCATTTAATGCTAAATCGTCAACCGTGGTTTTTGATTCTTGGTTGTTGTTGAATGCAACAATTACCTTTTCACCCTTGGAACCGGTAAGTTTGTTCATTACGTCATTTTTGACACGAATTTGCGCTTCGGTGTCCGGAATTCCGTTGTTGAAATTCACGACCTTTGTACCGGAAAAACCATTTTTCACGTCATTGATAAGATAATCGGAAATTTCACACTCAAGTTCCGCGTATGACGTTTCGTAATCTTGTGGGCAATAATAATCGTAACCAGAAATGTATCTTTTGATGATTTTGATTTCGGGTTCCTTTCCGTTTCCAAAACCAAATGCCGCAATTCTTTTTGGTTTCTCGTTATGTTTTACCTCATTCCATTTCGGGTGATAATAATATGCTTCAATTTGACCGTCTTCGTTCATCTTTTCAGCGCGCAAAGTTTGTCTTGGAAAATGTTCAGCACTTACAACCTTACCATCACGTCTTAAAACTTGAAATGAGCCTTCACCAAGCATTTTAAAATCAAGAATGACCTTACGTATACATGAATGACTAAAGATCGATTTCATCGCCGCATATTGATCCGGTTTGTAAGATGAATCAAGCGCGTCAATTCCTTTTCCGTAAATCATTGAAGAAATACCGTTTATGATTGCGCCGTTTGTCGTTGAATTGACAAATAAATCAATAAGGTATTGATAATAATTATTATCGTCCCCATAAGCAACCCAATCTTTCCTTTTGTCTTCAATGACTTTGGGTTTAACATATGACGACAAATTTATGATGTGTGTATTATCCATTATAAGAATATAAATTCATTTTCTGTTGTGTGCGGTGTGTATTCCGATTCATTGACCGAATATGTTGAAACGGTTTGATTTGTGCAAAATATTTTGTCCTTAAACACAATTTCCGACGATGTAATTGTTAAAAGATAAAATGTATCTTCTTTTAAACTGAATGTGTCGGAATGTTGGTAATAATAAAGATTTTCCGCAAATGTCGTCACGTCTTGATTATACACATTTGAATTTGAAGATTCGTTTGTGATCTTGACATTGTATGTCGTTCCTTGGGTATATTCCCGAGGGATAAAATTTATCGTTTGCGACGATCCGGATTCTTGTAAGATTATCATATTAATATAATAAAAAAACCTTCAATTTGTTATAATAAAAAAGGGCATCCAAATGGACACCCCTTTAAAATCAAATGAAAAAATTCTTATGAATTCGTTCCCGCCGTTACGGTAACCGTTGAAGTTAACCCACCAAATGGATCTGCTTCGGTTGCACCTTCCAAGAAGTTCGCCGGAACTTGTTCTTGTGCGCTCAATGTTAATGTGTAACCACTCAAGTCACCCATTGCACCACCTGTCACGATTGTTCCGCCGTTTACTTCGGCACCGTGTTCAGCACCCATCAAGAACGCGTTCCCGTTGTAATCATGAACCACAACTTGTGGTCTTCCATACGCAAGAAGTTTCAATTCTTTGTGGTCTTCTTTTGACAATTTTGTCAAAGTCAAATTCAATGCTTGTTCAAAGAACGTTGTTCCGTTTTCACGTGATGCCGTGAATGTTTGTTCAAACGATGAATTTCCTTTTAATTCGTATTTGTATGCGGTAACCGCACCAAGGTCGTCAATAACGTCCGTGTCAGTCGTATCATAAGAGATTGATATATCACCGTAATCGATGAAATAAACCGCCTTAATTCCGCCGACAACGTCTTTACATGGAACCTTTCTTCCTAAACTTAAATCGCAAGCCATATTTTTGTTTTTTTATAAAAAAAAAGGCGGGTGAACCGTTTGGATCGCCCACCCCTTTTTCGATTAATTAATTATTCTTAGTTCGCGGAATTTGTGATTCCGTAAGTAGTTATGTCTTCAGCCACTGCATACTGAACGCCTCCGGTCATTTTCATGATCACACGAACGTTGTCGCTTCCGTCTAAGTCGGACATATCCAAAACCTTGACAAGATTCGTGTCATTTAGAATTCCCGTTCCAAAGAAAATATTTGATTTCTCTGCTGCGATTGCAGTGTTGTCAGCGAGGCCATTTGCAATTGCGATTTTCACGCCATCAAACGAAAGTGCCCCACCGTTCCACCATTGTGTTCCTTGTGATCCAACACCGGCGTTTGACGTCGCTGCTACTGAAAAACCACCAAGGGCACGCACGTATGCACGCGCGATGTTTTGTGAAACATAGATGTTCAAATCTTCACTTCCATATAAACTTGAAGGAATTGAATCCACAATGCTTCCTAATTGCGCGATGACATTTGAAGCC